ATGCTGACAGAACAAGCAATCGAAGATTTTAAAACTTTTATAGATCGGACGATTGCATATGCAAAAGTGACGATAAACGGCACAGAAAGCAAGCTAGTAATCCATAGACGGGAAAGACTGGAAGACGGACGCGTAGCGATCTATTTACAGATCACACCAGGAAACAGTAGTGCAGTGACTATCCAGAAAGTTAGATTGTATAACACGGATAATCAATTATGGGCAGAGAAAAATGAAAGCATTAAACTATCCGGAGCGCAAGAAGGCGCTTTATACCGTTTTGTGTTCGGATTTGAAGAAATGGAGGTATAAAAAACATGAGGAATTGGACAATGTGGCAGGATCATGTTACAGAGTACGAAGACAGGTACAGGGAAACACAAAACGATGACGGGAGCGTAACACATACCCCCGTGCCTGGAAGTGTGATCCAACAGGGAACGCCACAGAACGCAGCAAATTTTAACAAAATGGAAGACGGGATCATAAACGCAACAGAAATGGCAGCTCTAGCAATGACGGCAATCATACACGCCAGGCAGATGGAAGAAGATCTGGCAGGGGAAGTGATTAATGTAGATCTTACAAATGCACAGGATTATCCGTTCAATAATTCGGTAAAAACTGTACCGTTAACAACAAAAAGAAATCATACAAATTATACAGTTTCTTGCGAAATTGCATCAAAAGATGGATTTACGGGAGAGATTGAAGTTACAGAAAAATTGTTAAATGGCTTCAAAGTTGCATATACAGGAAGTGCCAAAAATGTAAGCTTAAAAATCTATGTGAAAGGTGGTTTTTATTAAATGAAAAGTGAAGAAACAAAACGACAGGAAAGAGAGATCTTGAAGTCGTTTGGCGTACAAGGAAAAGGAACGCCAGAACAAAGAGAAGCAGCGGAAGTGATCGCAGCGAGAACAAACGAAGCAATGAACCAAGGAAGGAGAAAAATGTATGTCTATTAAAGTAGTAGAAAAGACAGAGGGAGAACATATCAGTTACGAGGTAAATAAAAACAAGATCACATTCGGAGACGATGAACTAACGATCAACCTTGCAGCAAAAGAAAGAGATTATCCAGTAATGTTGGATATTTGCAAAGACAAAGATGAGGGGCTTGTGATCGGGACAGGTGGAGCAGCAAAAGAGTATGTAGCGCAGATCGAGATTCCGGAAAGACAATACGACATTGTAGACGGGAAAGAAAAAGAAAATGGAGAGATCCAGGCGACAAGAGTACCAGAAGAATTTGATATCAACAGATGCACATTATATCTGTGGAAAGTAGAGGTATAAATAATGGGAAATTTTGACGATTTAGATTTAGCGGTGGCAAGTTTTGGAGCATCGAACAAGGTAATTTATGACGACGTGGAAAAGCCATCTATTATGGTTGCAGTGCCTAAAATGACATATGCAGACCTTATCACAGGCGGAACGCAGGACGTATTGCCGTGGTGGATTGTTGACGGTGTAGAATTAGATCAAATTTGGGTAAGTAAGTATCAGAATATCGTTATGAATGACCGCGCATATTCACTTCCGGCAAAAGATCCGAAAACATGGATCAACTTCGACCAAGCACTAGCAGCGTGCAGAAAGAAGGGGAAAGGCTGGCATTTAAACCAAAACGGAGTTTTTGCGTGCTTAAATCTGTTAGCACAGAAAAATAATTGTATTCCGCGAGGAAATACAAACTGGGATAAATCATACGAAGCAGGATACGAAAGAGGTGTAAATACATACATTGACGGAGAACACAAGGGCGGAAGAATCGCGACAGGAACAGGACCGAAAACGTGGTATACAGATTATGACACTTCGGGAATTGCAGATCTTTGCGGCAACGTGTGGGAATGGGTATCCGGTATGCGTATCGTTAACGGAGAAATTCAGATCATCCCGACAGGAAGTGCTATCAAATTAGATTGCAACATGGGGGCAAATAGTACCGAATGGAAAGCAATTAAACCGGACGGCAGCGTAGTAGAACCAGGAACAGAAGGAACGCTACACTATAATGTAGTAAGCGGAAAGATTGTAATTGATACTAAAACCGATTCTACAACAAGTAACAACATTGCATTTAACGATCTGGCAGCAGCGAGCGGGGTACAGATTCCACAACTTGCAATTGCTGCAGGCGTGATTAAAGATAGCGCTAATGTTTGGGCAACACCTGGGCATAGACAGTATTTAAACACAGAAGGAGAGCGGTTGCCGTATCGTGGTTCGAGCTTCGGCAGCACCAGCCTCGGTGGCGTTGCGTCGCTGTTTCTGAGCTACCCGCGCACGGATAGCTTCAGCTACATAGGCTTCCGGTCCGCTTATGCGAAACTGTAAACTGGACACGGATAAACTGTTAGGGCTGCGGCAGCAGCCCAATAGAAATATAAGAAATAAGAGGGAGACAACGTGCAAGAACTGAATGGTATAAAAGATAATGCGAAAATGAATGATTTTAAGATGAAAAATAAAATTTATGAAATGATCATATATGCAAGTCCGTGTTTAGATCAGTTTCCGAGATCTGAAAAGTACGCATTAGCACAAGACATAAGAAAAACGATGTATAAAATCTTGCGCCTGGTTGTAATGCTAGAAAACAAACATTACAAGAAAACAACGTTAGGAGATCTTGATACAGAGGTAGACGTATTAAGACATTTAATAAGATTGGCGGCAGATAACAGACTACATCCGAAACAAGCGCCGTGTCTGCCGATGAAGAAATACGAAAACCTATCAAAACACCTTGCAGAGATAGGAAAAATGATAGGCGGTTATGAAAAATATATAAATACAAAGAGTAAATAAAAATGTATTGGGAGATAGTCATTTCAACGGTTGCCGTATCGTGGTTCGAGCTTCAACAACACCAGCAACGGTGGCGTTGCGTCGCTGAATCTGAACAACCCGCGCACGAATAGCAACAACAACATAGGCTTCCGGTCCGCTTCGCCCTAATGATTGTCAGAAGATTGATTTTTACGGAAATCAATACAGTACACTTAGGTTTAAGGGGCTATCTTCCATTCTTAGTATTTGACAAAATACAAAAGAAAAAGATTAAATTGCCGTGAAAACAGTTAGTAAACAAGAGTTGAAAGCCTTGTCGGATAGATATGTTACGTTCCTGGGGGAAAGGGATTTGCACGGCGAAATAAATACACAAAAGGGGAATAGATGAAAAGAATTAAGAGCATCTTTTCAGAAATCTATGACTTTGAAAATCTGTATTATGCGTACAAGGACGCAATAAAAGGAAAGAGATACAGAGAAGATATAATGCTTTATACAGACAAATTAGAAGAAAATCTGATTGAGTTACAAAACGAGTTGATTTGGAAAACTTACGAAGTCGGAGCATACAGAAGATTTTATGTGTATGAGCCAAAGAAACGTTTAATAATGTCTTTGCAGTTCAAAGATCGAGTAACACAACACGCAATTTACAGACAAATCAATCCAATACTGGATAAGCAGCTGATCGACGACACGTACGCGTGCCGGAAAGAAAAAGGATCGCACAAAGCGGTACATAAGCTGCAGAACTGGATGCGGAAAGACGAAAGAAAAGGAAGATACTACTATCTAAAGCTTGATATTGCTAAATACTTTTACAGGATCGATCATAAAGTTCTGATGAATATTCTTGAAAGAAAAATCGCAGACAAAGACTTATTAGAGGTATTCGATAAGATTATAAATTGCGAAGATACAAGATTCGGTTTGCCGATCGGCGCGGATATTGCGGACGTAAACAGCGAAGAAATGCTTCTAGGCGTAGGGCTGCCGATTGGGAACTTGACATCACAAATGTTTGCAAATTTATATCTAAACGAATTAGATCAATTTGCAAAGCACAAATTGAAACTAAAACAGTATATACGTTACATGGACGACATTATAATACTGCACGAGGACAAGAAAGAACTTGGGAGGATCAAAACAGAGATTGAAAGATTCTTGAATGAAGAACTACATCTGCAGTTAAATAATAAAACGTGTATAAGACCAACCACAATGGGGATAGAATTCGTAGGATTTAGGATATGGAGTACGCACATAAAACTGCGGAAACAAACCGTTAAGCGAATGAAAAGGAGGTTAAAATATGTGTTTACACATTACGAAAACGGAGAAATCGACAAAGAAACATTAGATCGAAGCATAGCTTCATATCGTGGGATTTTAAAGCATTTTGAAAGTTATGGATTAAGAAACAGTTTAAATGAATTATATAAGCAGGAGGTAACAGAAAAATGGATGTAGCAGAAACAATCCGGGCGACACTTGCAGCATTAGCCGGGATTGGGATAGTGATAGATTTTGCGCCAGGAATCAAATTGGAGCCAGTACGCTACATAATTAGAAAACTGGGAGATTTATTAAATGAAGACGTAAAAAAGCAATTAGACAAGATTGAGGACGATTTTAGAATTCACAAGATAGAATCCTGGCGTTACGAGATCTTAGCATTTGCGAACAGCTGCATGAGACACGAGAAGCACACGAAGGAAGAATTTGATCACATAATAAAGATACATGACGATTATACAATTTGTGTGGAACGTTACAAGATGAAGAACGGGCAAGTAGATCTTGCAGCGGAATATATCGAAGAAATATATAAAAGATGCCTGGAAGAAAATAGTTTTTTGACGGGCAAGACAAAATAGGAGGGACAAAATGAAAGAGTTATTTTTAGAAAACAAATTAGCGTTTATCGTAGTTGTTGCGATTCTGATCGCAGCATTTGCAGTAAAAAAAGCGGTAGAATACATTACAAAAAAAGGACTGGAAGGAATCCGCCTGGATGTGTACAAGTTATTTGTACAGGCAGAAGAAGCATATAAAGAATCTGGACAGGGGCAAAAGAAATTTAAATACGTTGTAAGCCTGGCAAGATCAATGCTGCCTAAAGCGGTACAGGTATTTGTTACACAAGAAATGTTAGAAACAGCCGTACAGCTATGGTTCGACGGCGTAAAGGATTTATTAGACGATGGAAAGCTAAATAATTCGACAGAAGAAGTGCAGGAGTTAAATATAGAAGATAAGATCATGCACAAAACAGAATTAGACGACGGTACATATAAAAACTATGCAAAAAATCCATTGCCGGAAACAGATCGCGAAGATACAGCGGACCAGGAATAA